ACCAGCGTTCATCAAAGTAGGAGAATTAGGGAGAAATTCTGCATTAATCATCATATGAAAAAAGGAATTCTTCAATTTAATAATATCTTGGGGCAACGTATCATATAAAATTTCAATTTCCGCTATGGCAGAAGCCACTCGATTAAACAATGCATAGGCATTTTCTATTATTTCTCCATGTTCATCTTTTAAGTAATATCTATGCTCCAAAATTATTTCTGCTTGGGGAGACAATACTATATGTTGGGGGGCGGTAATGGTCATCGTTATCCTCCTATCCTCTATATCCACAAAATATGCATAATTTACGTTCTGGTACCCAAAACGCTGGTTTACAAACGAGTTCTTCGCATTGGGGATTTGGGCAATCTGCTTGAGTTAGCTCACTATTAATAGTGCTGGTATAATCCATCTGTACGCCCCCAGGAAAAGCCATTTGCTCTGGTTTATCGCTAGTTATATCTTCAATTATTGGTGTTTGTTTTTCTTCAGGGTCTAGTTCTGCGTGGTCATCTGGGTCAAGAAATCCTTGAATATTGCCTAAATGCATTACCCCAAACCGTCCAGTTTCCCATGAGGCTAGTAAAGCCATCCCAATGGAGAAAAATGCATCTCCATGACCCATAGGAGTTTCTGGAGCCTTTAATTCATTGTTAACTGATAGGATTTGTTGTTTCTGTCTCTCATCCTTAAGTAACGCTAACTGTCCAGAATGTACATATTCTTCAAAAATCTGAGCCATGGTGTTTTTCGATTTAAGAGTAAATGATAGAGGTTTCCATCTAAAGTCTAGTCCACGGTCTTCTAACTCTCCCCTAGTATTATCCACGTATCCACGGTCAATGTCAAAGTTTTCGGCTACTTCATTTAAAAATTCGATTTGGTCGGAGTAATTCCATCCGTCCAACCAAGATTGATGAATTTGAGTTACCTTTTCACCATCTCGTTGGAAAATGACTAAATGAGAAGGGTGACGTTTCTTACCTACATCAAATCCTGCAAATAACAAAGCCCCTTCTGGTTTTCTATATTTACGGGCAGTGGGTAAATTACGTAAATCTGCGTCCTCACACTTACTAATATCTACATCATTAAAATATGTTTCGGTAGCATAGTGAGGAACCAACAGAAACTCAGAAGCAAATGATTTTGGTCTAGCTGCTTGTTGTTTCAACAACCACGCTTCATCATACAACTCAGGCATTAATACTCGTCGCCCAGGAATAGGGTTCAGGGCAGGTAATACCCTAGCAAAGAATCTATCATCTTCTTGGAGCTTTGTCAACAAGTCTCCAGGCATCATCGGTGTTCCCATCACAATAACGGGTACGCCCCTAAGAGGAATAAACAAGGATTCAGTTAAAAAATGCTCTTCCACTTTTGTAACTTGGCTGATATTTAGGGGATTCTCAGGGTCACGCAGAATGTCATCAGCAATCAAAGCTCCATTAACATGCATTCCCCGTTTAAATGAAAAAAGACCCCCATGCCGAATATCCATAGGTTTGCTATTAACATAATATCTGGCAGAGAAATCAGCTTTGGGTGACCTATTATCCATCCATTCTCGGAGTATATAATTTCTGGAAATAGCTTTATTAATTTCAGAAATATGGTATCGAGCCATAGAATCACTATAAGATAAATATAAAACAGCACAATCCCTAGGGGATTTAAGTAATGACCATACACTAAAAGCATGGCCTAAAACGGTGGATTTAAAATGGAACCTCGGAAGAATGGCACAATAATTTAATCCTTCCTCTAAACAATATTCAATGTCTTCAGCAATTTGGCCTACATGCCAAGCATTAAAATACTCTGGATTATCAAAACCTTGTGCCCAGATATTAATAAGGAAATCTTTAAAAGACCCCACTTGAATTTTTTGTGTTGTTAACAAGCCTGAAGCTAATCTTTCAAACGCATCAGAAAAAGTCGTTACTTCTTGTGTCATACTGTTAATGGCTCCTCTATCCGAATTAAGGCTTTTAATCTGAAGGCAATTTTCCGTAGAAGTTCTTCATCACTAACTTCTTCTACTAAAACACTCAATACATTTTGCACAAACTGCATATTAATCATGCCTTCCATAACTTGGCGTTCTCCTTTGATACCTAAATCTAGGGCTTTAGCAGCATCATAAGCTTTATCAAAAGATAAATGACCAAGTTCCCCAACAGCTTTTTGCCGCAGTTGTGCATATTCGTCTAGATGTTCACTTTGTACTCTCGCAAATTTCTGACCACTGGATTCTTTAACCTTTTGAAGCGCATTGGTTTGTACTTCAACTCTATCCTCTTCCCATTCATTTTGTTTGGCCCATAGATAAATGGTGGTTGCTTTTACTTCAATAGTAAATTCTTCCCATAATTGGTCTACAATTTCTCTGGCTGACTTATCTCCTGGCAAATACAATGCTAACGCTCTCATTTTAATTTCTGGACTAAATGACTTTGGCATAACTACTCCTTAATATTCTTTAATAACGGGGGGTCTTAATCCTTTACGAGGTGCTTTGTTGCTAGAATCCCAACTGGTGGGAATATCAAATGAGCTATCACTAGCATGTTGAGAATCCATATTACCGCCATAAGGAGAACCATCAGATTGTAATAGTCCAGCAAAACTTAGATGTCCTGTTTTACGTACCGCAGCTGTAAAACACTCTGGTTTATCGCCAGCATACTTCATACCAATTTCTCCTCTAGTACATAAACCTCTCCATACCCCAGCATCTTTTCCTAAGGGTTGGTATCCCCTCTTTTTAAGAAGAGTACCTGTAGTACGTTGAGTATCTTCGACCTGAATATTATGTTTACATCCAAAATAATCACACCACACTACTACTCCATATTTTTCCTTAAATTCTTGTGCAGTCATACCTTTGGGAATTTTGTCTTCATACTCCACACTAACTTTGGTCTTCCCTTTCATATAAAATGTTAAGCTCATATGTCCTCTCCTAAATAATGAAATCTACCCCACAAGGCTATACATGCAGCATCAGCATGGTCTTGTTCTTTAAACACATTCTTCCAAAAAATATTTGAAAACTTAAAAATGTCCTCTTTACTGGCATTACCTCGCTCTAATACATATTTTTTCCAACTTTTGTTCTGAATGGGTTCACATTGTATTCCATGCAAAAAGCAAATAAAACGAGCCGTATAAACAACGGCTGCAATTTGCATAGTAGTTTTAGGATTTTGAATAAAAATGGGGGCTTCAATAGCCACCCGTAAATTAGGAAACCTTTCTTTAATTATACTCAAATTTTCATAAAAATTAAACAAAAAAGCAGGGAATCTGGCCTCAAAATCAGGTAATTTAGAAACCCATTTATCCATGTAAGCTAAATTACTTTGCTGGTCTATGATAACCCCATGAATTCCTTTGCTGGAGCAGTCTAGCCCCAAAAAATAATTATCCATGAGACAATGAGGGAGCAGTTCTTAAAGATACAATTCTGGAAACAGTGTGATATGCAGATGTGTATGCATTTAATAGGCCACTTAATTTAGTATATTCAGCTTCTTGCTCAATAATTTCTCGGCTAAATTCCCGAAGTTGTGGGTAGGCTGATAAAGCTGCCCCCCTTATTTCTTCTCTAGTAAGTTTCTTTCGGCCTTCCGTCTCTCTATCTTCTGTAATACGATAAATAGCCGTAGCATACCCTTCGTCAAACGCAGCTTTAGTTGCACTCTTAACAGAATCTACATCAGCTAATCTACTTTCTAGATAAGCTTTATAACCCCCATATAAAACTAAAAATTCTTCTAAAGTTCTGGCGTTGGCGTTCATTAAATTAGAAAATTCTAGCGTGGTGTGTTCACTAAGGTCTGCCGTAAATGAAGGCACTATTAAATCTTCTAGAGCTTTATCCGCTTTCCTCAAGGCTTTCATAGGAGTCCATTTCTCCGTCATACTTTTCCTCCGTTTCCTTATAATTTTTGCATGGACACCATGGAGGGCCAGTACATGCTTTAGGTAGACTCTCCATATTTTGAATCTTTCTACACTTAGCTTCTATGGTCTTCCATGCTTTCTCACTGCGTTCTACTTCAAATACTTTGATGTGTTGGTCATTCTTATTTTCATATAAAACTATCCCATGTTCCATCTGAAGTAAATGCAAATAAAGTTGAATTTGAACCATATGTTCTTTCTTAGGTTTGCCCCGTAAATTATTAAAACCCTTATCGTTAATAGATTTCAACTCTACTACAATCTTAGAATGGATAGGGTGAGTTAAAATGAAGTCGGCTCTACCAGATATAGGGGGGTCATCACAGGCTAACCGTACTTCTCTATCTTCCAACACCCCCATTTTCTCAAAGTAAGAAGTCATTCGTTCTTCTAAATATGACCCATTATCGAATATTCTACGAGTATGACTGGCAATAATGGCGGAAGGCAACAACCCCCGATAAGCAAGATAAAGGTGCCTATCACAAGATGAACCTAACAAAGATGGGAAGAAGCACCCAGAACGAGTAGATGTTTGTTCCTCGGTTAAATGTTCCTCAAAGAGGTCTAAGAGCCAGGAATCTTGAGTAGCTCCTCCTCCCTTAGTGGATTTGACCCTTGTAAGTTGTTTAATACCTGCCATAATAACTCCCGTATTCCTCGTTTAGTAGTATCTTTAATATGTACAATATACTCAATGCCTGGCAAAGATTGAAGATATTTATCTCTAATCATGTCCCGTTTACGTTGATGTCCATAAATACCATCTGCTTCAATAATCATTCCTAGTTCTTTAATATGAAAATCAGTGCGGTATTTACCGAATTCAACTTGTTGGTCATACCGTAAACCAAAATCTGATAGAACCTCAGCAATTAAGTTCTCTTGTTTAGTAAAGTCTTTAGGCAACAGCATATTTTAAAGTCTCCAATAATCCAGGGTTGTCCAGAAACTGTTGCTTAATCCCATTAAGGCCCATTGCCTTAATATCTCCATAAGTATACCACGCCCCTGCCCTATTAATAAGCTTTCGGTCTAAGGCTTCCCTAATATAGCTTTCTAGTATGTCTATCCCACCCTCTACTCTAAAGGGTACAGTAGCACTACGCCAACTCTCTCCCCCCACCTTACTTTTGCGTAGTCTGACTTCCATATCAAACCCTACTTTAGTACCTTTAGGTTCTTCAATCCATCCAGAACGTCTTATTTGAAGTAGGAAATGAGCAAAGAAGCCTTGTGCAAGGCCCCCAGGCATGTTATCAAGGGCTACAGGGCCAATACTTGACCTTACTTGGTTAATCGCTACTAAAGCAGAACCATGTTGCAGATTAGGTAATAGTTTAGGGAGAGCCGAATTAACAAATCTGGCTTGCCATGCCATAGGACTATAAGAAAAGTCTTCGTCATGAACAGCAGTAGGCACTAGACCAGCTATACTATCTAAAACAATAACATCGACTCCATTTCGCATTAGTTCTCTAACGGTATCTAAAGCTTCTTCCCCATTAACTGGTTGAGAGACTAGGGTATTTTGAGTATCTACCCCACATTTAGAATACCACTCACCGTCCCAGGAAAGCTCTGTATCAATCCATGCAGCAATCCCTCCAGCCTCTTGTGCCCTAGCAACGATTTGAGAAGCCAAATAAGACTTGCCTACATTAGTTGGGCCGTATAGGATGGTCAATCGCTTTCTAGGGATGCCACCACCCGTTAGAACATCAAGTGAAGGTATCCCAAAAGGAATACGTCCAAATCTAAACGAGTCACTATTACCTCTTAATAATTTAAGATTCTTGTTTCCCAATAATTGAACCACAGCCTCTTCAGCAGTATTCTTCACGTTTTTCTCCTTTGCGTAATGCTTCAGCCCAAGCAAAACATATTGATGCTAATCGAATTATATCCGTATAGCCTACCCCTATTTTCGGCCCCCATACCATGTCTTGACGTTCTCGTTCTTCTAGTACATCTTCTAAAACTCTGGCCCGTATAACTTCTGTATCCATTAAGCACCCCCAGAATCCAACACGTTCTCAATTTTTTCATCTACCGTTTTCCTTACTTGATTCCAGACAGCTTCTATAGCCTTTCCTGCTTCCTCTAGCTGGGCAGATACAGGCAATTCTGTATCCACATCCCTTACATCTATGTCAATACGACTATATTGGTTTGTGTCCAATGACCCTACTCTAAACGTGAATCCTAAATGTACACATACTTTAGCCATTCTCTTCCTCCTCTTGTTTATGAAATT